TGTCCTTTCGGACGGCACGCTCGACCGGCACGGCACACGCATCAATCCGCGCGGCTGGGAGGTTGGCAAGTACTTGCCGGCGCTGTTCGGCCACGCCGGCATTCCCATTGGCCAGTGGGAAAACGTTAGGGTCGAGGGCGAGCGGTTGCTCGGCCGCCTGGCGATGGCGGCGAAGGGCACGAGCGCGCGCATCGACGAGCTGCGCAGCCTGGTTGAGCAGGGGATACTCCGCGCCGTCAGCGTTGGCTTTGAGGTTCTCGACCTCGGCAAGCCGGGGCAGAGCGAGTTTGACTACGAGCGACAGCAGCTCGTCGAGGCTTCGCTCGTCACGGTCCCGAGCAACCCCAACGCGCTGGCGCAAGCGCGGAGCCTGAACATCTCTGAATCCACCCTTGGCCTGGTCTTTGGCGAGCAAGCCGCGAGACCGGCGAAGTCTAACGGCGGGCACGCCGCGACATCTCCGATTAACGGAAAACCTAAAATGGAAACTCTCGCAACGCGCATTGAAACTGCGCAGACTGATTTGAACGCCGCACGCGATGCGCTGACTGCGCATCTCAAGGACGACAACGCCGACACCGAGCAGACGGATGTTTTCAGCACCACGGTGCTGGAGCGTGAGAACAAGCTCGCCTCTCTGGAGCGAGCCGAGAAGGCACTTGCGGTGCGTGCCGCTGAAACTGCGCCGGCGAAAGCGGAGCTGCCGAAGCGCAAGCCGCTCGGCATGTCGCTGAAGGAAACCTCGCCGCAGGATCACTTCATCCGCGCCGCGAGCGTGCATCTCCTGTCCTACATGACGCGGCAGCCGCTGGAGCAGGTGCTGGAGCAGCGTTACGGCGACTATCGCGACTACGAATACACTCAGATCATGACGCGCGCCGCAGTGGCAGCGGCAACGACCACAACGGCTGGATGGGCGGCTGAGCTGGTCCAAACGGCAACGACGGAATTTCTGAGCAATCTAAACGCCGACGCGGTGTTCCCGCGCCTGGCGGCGCTTGGAACGTCGATGACTTTCGGACCTAATTCCGGGGCTATCAAAATTCCATCGCGGGCCACCACGCCATCGATCGGCGGCTCATTCGTGGCGGAAGGCGGCGTCATTCCGGTTCGGCGTCTCGGGCTGACTTCAATCACGCTAACGCCGCACAAGATCGGCGTCATCTCGGTATTTACGCGCGAAATCATGCGCTACAGCAATCCGACAATCGAGAGCATTGTTCGCGAGGCGATCAACGAAGACACGCAGATCATGATCGACTCGCTGTTGCTCGACGCAACGGCGAGCTCGGCGACGCGGCCGGCGGGTCTGCTGTTCGGCGTGTCGGCCACGACGGCTTCGGCGGCCGCCACTGCCTATGCCAAGATCCTGGCGGATCTGAAGGCGCTTTCCTCGCCGTTCTATGCGGTCAACGCCGGGCGCAAGCTGGTGCTGCTGGTCAATCCGGCCAATGCGCTGGAACTGTCGATGGCGCCGGGGCCGGATGGGACGTTCGGTTGGGTCAACGGGATAACCCAGCGGTTCACTATCCTTGAGAGCACCAATGTTACCTTGAACAAGGTGATCATGATCGACGCGGCAGATCTGGTCTCGGTACTCGGCGCGCCTGAGTTTGAGCTGTCCGAGCAGGCGACGCTGCACATGGAAGACACCACGCCGCTCGCTATCGGCACCGCCGGCTCGCCGGCAACGGTCGCGGCGCCGGCCTCGTCGATGTTCCAGGAGGCCAAGGTCGCGCTGCGCATGCTGCTGGATGCCAACTGGGCCATGCGGCGCACCGGCATGGTGCAATACATCACAACGGTTAGCTGGTCTTAATCTCTCAACAGGAAAGGTCGAGGCAATGGCTGAGACAAGAGCAATGGGCACGGCCGACAAGGCCGCGTGGAAGCCCGGCGAGGTGCGGACCTACGAGGAGGCGCTCAACGCGCCTATCGAACCGGCCACGCCAACACAGGCGGAGCTTGACGCGATGAAGACTGGCGAGGAACTCGAGCCTCCTCCTCCGGAGGGCGAGACGCAGGAGCAGCGCAAGAAGCGCGAGGAGGACGCCCGCAAGAAGCGCGAGGCGAAAGCTGCGGCAGATCAGCAGGCGAGCTATCAGACGCGCAATGCCTAACTGGCTGTCGCGTGTGTTCAAGCCTTCGGCGGTGCGAGCCGCCGAGGGTGCTTATCGTCCAGGGCCGTATCTGCTTAGTGACGGTTGGCTGCCTGCCGGCTCCGGCTGGAATTTCTGGCAGCAGGGTATCTCGCCGCAGCCATACGGCGAAGCCTCGGCGATGGTCGAGGCGTGCGTAGGTGCCTATGCGCAGACTACCGCCATGTGCCCCGGCGATCACTGGCGGGCGCTCGACAACGGCGGGCGGGAACGGGTTACGAATTCAGGGCTGAGCCGCATTCTGCGGCGGCCGAACGATTATCAGACGATCTCCGACTTCCTGATGAACATCACCCGCCGCCTCTACTCGCGCGGCGAGGCGTTTGCTCTGGCGCTCAGGAACGACCGCGCCGAGATCGTCGAACTGCATTGGACGCGCGAGGGGCAAGCGCAGGTCGGCGAAGACGGGTCGATCTTCTACAGCCTGCGCGGCAACGAGGTGCTGGAACGGCGTCTTGATATGTCGGTGCCTGTCCCGGCGCGCGATGTCCTGCATGTGCGGCTGCATACGCCGAAGCATCCGCTGATGGGCGTCTCGCCGATCCTGGCGACGACCTTGGAGCTCGCCATGAACGGCGCCGCGCTCAATCAGCAGGTCCAGTTCTACCTCAACCAGGCGCGGCCCAGCTTCATCTTGGAGACGGATGAGAAGCTCACCAAAGAGCAGATGGAGATCTTCCGCAACTTCTGGCGCGAGCAGACGAGCGGGGCCAATGCCGGCGGAACGCCGATCCTGAATTGGGGGATGAAGGCGAAAGAGATCACCAAGAGCGCGAGCGACGGGCAGCTCGCCGACATGCTGAAGATGAGCGATGCGAATGTCGCCCTGGCGTTCCGCGTGCCGCTGCCTGTGCTTGGGGTTGGTGGAACGACGTTCGCTTCCACAGAGCTGCTGATGCAGTCGTGGATAGCGTCGGGGCTCGGCTTCTGCCTGAACCATATCGAGGAAGCCTTTGGCCAATTGTTCCGGCTGCGCGGCTGGCCGGACGAATATCTTGAGCTCAACACGGCGGCGTTGCTCCGTTCGGCGCATCGCGAGCGCATCGAGGCGCTGGCGCGCGGCGTGATCAGCGGCATCTTCTCGCCGGATGAGGCGCGCGCGAGCGAGGATCTACCGGCGGTCGAGGGCGGGCACGGTGCCATGCCAAGAGTTCAACAACAGGTCGTGCCGCTATCGTTCGGGACGGACATGAAGCCGCCCGATCCCAACAAGCCGACGCCTGCGGCGGCTGATCCGCCGCCCGACACCCAAAGCGAGGGCGAGGATGCACAACAGGAGCGGCAATATTATCCCGCTGAAATCGCCGACAGCATCCTTGAATACGCCGCAACTCTTCACTGAGGCGCTGCGTCAAGCACTCGGCATTGTCGTCGCCCGGTCGCAAGCCGATCTCGAATTGGTGCGCGAGCGTGCCGATGCGATCGTTGCGGCCGCCAACGCGCGAGTGGTCGAGGCCGAGGCGCGTATTGCCAGGATGGAGCAGAGCGTCGCCGACCGCCTGGCGGCGGTGCGTGACGGCAGCGACGGCAAGGACGGCGAACCCGGGGAGCAGGGCGAGCGCGGCCTGCCTGGGGATAAGGGCGAGCCTGGGGACGCCGGCAGGGATGGCCGGTCGTTCGCTATACGCGGCACATGGTCGGAAACGGAAGCCTATCGCGAGCTTGATGTGGTGGCGCTGAACGGAGCGTCATTTGGTGCTAGGCGTGACGACCCGGGGCCATGTCCCGGCGACGGCTGGCAGTTGATCGCGGCGCAGGGCAAGCGCGGCAATGCCGGCGAGCGCGGCGCATCGGTGCGCGGCGAGCGCGGCTTGCCTGGGGTGGCGCCGGCGTCGATTGCCGTCGATGACGACGGCATGCTGACGCTGACTAACGCTGACGGCTCGCGGGTGAACTGCGATCTCTATCCGCTGCTGGTCAAGCTGGTGCGCTGATGGCAATGGAACTGATTACGGCCGCGGCCCCGGTCGTCAGTTGGGCTGAGGCAGACGCACATCTCAGGCTCGACGATGACACCAGCCAACAAGCCTATGTCGAGGGCCTAATCGCTGCCGCGACGGCGCATCTGGAGGCCGTGACCAACCAGGCATTCGGGGCGCAGACGTGGGAGTTGACGCTTGACGCCTTTCCGGCCGGCGAAATCCTTCTGCCGCTCGGACCGCTGATCTCGATCGCTTCGGTCAAGTATGACGACGTGGACGC